ACCGCTAAAGGCGTAGCTAAGTACAGAAAAAATAATCCCGGTTCTAAATTAAAGACCGCGGTTACCGAGGATAAACCAACTGGTAAGCGGGCGAGTAGGCGTAAGTCCTATTGCGCTCGTTCTGCCGGACAAATGAAGAAGTTTCCTAAAGCGGCTAAAGATCCTAATTCAAGGTTACGGCAAGCTAGGAAACGATGGAAATGTTAGGAGAATAACATGGCAGAATCAACTAAAGACTTAGTTGCAAAACGCGACATGCAACTTAGGATGTTTGACAATATGGAAGAGAACGGAAAAAATGGAGGCAAAAAAGGACAAAAAAATAAAAAAGCTCCTAAATCTGTTCAAGGCGCAGGCAACATGCCCCTAAGCGACGCGAAGGCTGCCAAGCAAGTAGAGATTTTAAAAGCTCAAAATAAGGAGAAAGAAGTGAAAAAAATGAACAGAGGTGGCATGGCACGGAAAATGATTACCGAAGCGGATGTACCGGAATCTGGCCCTACAAAACCTATGACAGGTGGCCCACAGCCTAAGAAAAAGAAACGTGCTCCAATGGGTATGGATCAAGGCAGTGGTGGCGCTATGCCACGTATGAAGAAAGGCGGTAAGGTTCGTGGCTGCGGTATGGCTCGTGGTGGTAGAGTTTGTAAAATGGTCAAGATGAAAGGTGCATAGTGCGGCGCTATTACAAAAAAAGTAGCTGTGGTTGTGGGTATAAGAAAGGCGGTACAGTAAAAGACGCCTGCTACACCAAAGTAAAGAAGCAATATAAGGTGTTCCCGTCTGCTTATGCGTCGGGAGCCATTGCTAAATGCCGGAAGAAAAAGGCTGGTAAGTAATGCGGACGTACTACAAGTCTGGCGGTAAAATACGTAAGACAGAGAAAGGTGCTTCTTTAAAACGATGGTTCCAAGAAGACTGGAAAGACGTTAAAACCGGTAAGGCTTGTGGTAGAAAGAAGGGAGATGGTAGAGGAACACCTTACTGCCGCCCTAGCAAACGGGTATCTGAGAAGACTCCTAAGACCTCTGGCGAAATGTCTAGCGCCGAGAAGAAAAAGAAGGTAGCCGAAAAGAAAAGACTAGGACAACCAGCAGGTAAACCTAGACGAGTATCAGCTACTAAGCGGAGAAAGAAATAATGGCTACATCAGGTACTACAGCGTTTAATATGGACTTCACAGAGATCGCTGAAGAAGCGTTTGAACGTGCGGGACGAGAAATGCGCTCTGGGTATGATCTCCGCACTGCCAGACGGTCTATGAATTTGCTTACTATAGAGTGGCAGAACCGCGGCATTAACATGTGGACTATTGATGAAGGTACTATTAATTTAGTTAAAGGCCAGACTCAGTATGATCTACCCGCAGATACTATTGATTTACTAGAGCATCAGATACGTACAGGTAGTGGAAATACAGCTACGCAGAGTGACCTTACTATAAGTCGTATTAGTGTAAGTACCTACGCATCTATACCTAATAAGTTAACACAAGGTAGACCTATACAACTGTATATTGAGCGTTTACGCGACGCTCCTAAAGTAAACATATGGCCTATACCTGATAACAACGATTATGTATTGTATTATTGGCGTATGCGCAGAATACAAGACGCTGGTACGGGTGTAGACACCGCGGATATGAACTTTAGGTTTTTTCCTTGTCTAGTAGCTGGACTAGCTTACTATATAGCTATGAAGTTACCCGAAATGGTAGATAGAGTACCTATGCTAAAGGCTGTGTATGACGAACAATTTGAGATGGCCGCAGGAGAAGATAGAGAAAAAACCTCAGCTAGGTTTGCTCCGCGTATAGGATACGTATAAGTATGGGGACGCAGTTTGCATCAAACAATAAGGCTATTTCGTACTGCGATGTGTGTGGATTCCAGTATAAATTACGAGAACTGCGCAATCTAATAGTCAAGAATAGAGATACTAACATAAAGGCTTGTCCCGAATGTTGGAATGAAGATCAGCCACAAAATATGCTGGGTGAGTTTCCTGTATATGATCCGCAAGCATTGCGTGATCCACGACCAGACCAGAGTCTAGGTGAGTCAGGAAACAATAGTAGTAGGGATATACAGTGGGGTTGGAATCCTGTAGGTGGAGGAATTGATCCTTTTGAATTAACCCCCAATGTATTGTTAATAACTGGTAGTATAGGACAAGTTACTGTAACTACCTCATAGGAGCATTAATATGCCAAAAGTAGGAAATAAAGAATTCCCGTATACCGATGCAGGGAAAAAAGCGGCCAAGAAAGAATCTAAGAAGACTGGTGAGTCTATGACTAGCGCCTATTCTAAGGGTGGTAAAGTAAAAATCCGTGGGACTGGAGCAGCTACTAAAGGGCTATATGCTCGCGGCCCGATGGCATAAATATGAATTACACGGAACTGAAAGCTAATATCCAAGACATATGTGAGAACACGTTCACAGATGATCAACTTGCTATGTTTACGCAACAAGCAGAGCAGAAGATATATAACTCAGTTCAGATACCCGCATTGCGTAAAAATGTTACAGGTACACTAACAAACGGTAATAAATATGTAGGCGCACCTACTGATTTTTTATGGTCGTACTCTCTTGCAGTTGTGGATAGTAGTGGTAACTATACTTACCTACTTAATAAGGATGTCAATTTTATACGTGAGGCATACCCTAATCCTACAAGTACGGGGTTACCTAAACACTACGCATATTTTGATGATGACTCTTTTATAGTTGGGCCAACTCCAGATGCGGCGTATGCTATGGAGCTTCATTATGGGTATTACCCTCAGTCTATAGTTACCGCAGGTACTACATGGCTAGGAAATGAGTTTGACTCTGCGTTGTTAAATGGCGCGTTAGTAGAAGCAGTCCGATTTATGAAAGGCGAACCAGACATTGTAGCCAATTATGATAAGATGTTCGGGTTATCTATAGGGTTATTAAAGAATCTCGGTGACGGTAAGTTACGCGAAGATACATATCGTTCTGGACAATTCAGAACACCAGTTAGTTGAGGAACTAAAAAATGGCAATATCACAAGCAATGTGTACTTCTTTTAAGGTCGCTCTTTTAGACGGAGAGATGGATTTTAGTAGTAACACATCACAAACTTTTAAAATCGCACTATATACGTCTAGCGCAACTTTAAGTGCCGCTACTACTGCGTACGCTACTACTAATGAAGTGTCGGGTACAAACTATACTGCGGGAGGAAATACACTTACTATTTCTGCTAGTCCTGCATCGTCTGGTACCACAGCATTCTTAGATTTTGCAGATACCACATGGACTGACGCTACTATCACTGCTAGAGGCGCTCTAATATACAAGTCAGGTGGCAGCAATCCAGCGGTTGCAGTACTAGATTTTGGTGGAGATAAAACATCTACAGCGGGCGACTTTACTGTGCAATTTCCCGCAGCAGACGCGACAAACGCTATTGTGCGTATTGCTACTCCATAAGGTAGTTAAATGCCATCTTCAGTAGAGTACGTAGGTTGGGGAAGTGCTGCTTGGGGCCAAACGGCTTGGGGCACAGACTTAACTATAGTATCAGTAGATGGTGTTGCCGCAGAAGGAGTTATTGGTACTGTATTACCTGACGCGGAAGCAAATACTTCTGTAACAGGTGTAGACGCTGCTGGAGGTATTGGCACAGCTACTATTGACGCTGAATCAGATGTTATGGTTACCAGCGTAGCTGGAGCTGCCGCAGTCGGTACAGTTACCATAGATGCCGAAGCGGATATAGCATTAACAGGTGTAGAAGCTGACGGAGCTGTAGGAACATTAACAGCTACAGGTATAGCAAACCTAACAGTAACAGGTGTAGAAGCTGACGGAGCTGTAGGTACTCCAACAGTAGATGCTGAAGCAAACGCTCCTGTAACCGGTGTAGAAGCTGACGGAGCTGTAGGTACTCTAACAGTAGATGCCGAAGCTGATGTAGCAGTAACAGGTGTAGAAGCTGACGGAGCTGTAGGTACTCTAACAGTAGATGCTGAATCAAACACCTCTGTAACCGGTGTAGAAGCTGACGGAGCTGTAGGAACACTAACAGTAGATGCTGAAGCTGATGTAGCAGTAACAGGTGTAGAAGCTGACGGAGTTGTAGGCACTTTAACAGTAGATGCTGAAGCTGACGTAACAGTAACCGGTGTAGAAGCTGATGGAGATATAGGCGCGGTTAATGTAGTATTTGGTATAACCGTACATATAACAGGTGTAGAAGCCGAAGGCGAA